TCTACCGTCAGAATACAGTATCCTGGAATACTTTTATCAACAGTAAAGTCGTTTTCGTGTGCGTATACATCAACGCAGTTCTTGACTGCTTTCAGAATAACTTCTTTCGGTAATTTCGTTTCCATCTTTTGTCTCCAAGTATGCTAAACGTAAAATATCGTATATTATGTATGCAGCGAATAGCAATCCTACACTTACTAATAATATTACACTCCATACTGGGTCAGTCATTTCGTCCATCCTTCTTCTTCATGTATCCAAACTTTTAAGTCTTTAACGTATGTTCTAAGTATTTGTGCTTGATCTTCATGCCAAACATCACCAGTCTCTATAAAAAGACTGGTGTGATTATCTATTGCTTTGAGTAGTTGATGTATTGGGGCAGTCCACTTTTCTCTGTGTGGAGTGTTCCATTCTCTTGGCATAACACCTCACTTTTTCTTCCCACCGTTCTTTGCTTTCTTGGCAGTTGCGTTACCTTGATTTTGTTTAGGTTTCTTGGCTGCCTTATCGCTACCTTTGTTTTGTGACTTAGACATTATACTATGTGCGGGGGGTTACAGTGCCTTCGAGTGCTTCAACTCTTTCTTCAAGAGATGTTGCAACTTCTTCTACTACTTCTACTGGTGGTTCTGGAGGTGTTTCTACAAATTCCACCCTCTTAGGTTCTTCTTTTTTCTCATCATCTTCATCTCCACTTTTCTTCATAGTGTTGATACCAAAGGTAGCAGCAGAAGCTGTGAAGACAGTTGCAATGAATGTGGGATCCATCTTAGATAGAGTGCCAGCATAACTTGCGGTGAGGAGTGCCGCAGACCAACCCAAAATACATATACGAATTAGTTGTCCCATAGCATTTTCGTTTTTCTTGTTAGACATTGTAGTTTGTGATTGAGGTTAACCTTTTTTCCAAGATTCACCTTCTGCTTTTCTTCTACGAGCAAGTCCTGCTTCTACATTAGAACCAGGATTGCGATAGAGGTAAAGCGCATCGGGGACTAAATCCCACTCTTTATTCTTCAGTCGTTTTGTAATCGTATTGAAATTAGATCCACCATAGAAACCAGCCCCTAAATTATAAGCAAAAGAAAGGAGTGCTCCTCTCTGACCATCAGTCATTTCTTTCCAACCAGGGATCTTACGAAGTGGTGGGAGAAACTCCTTCTTACATTGCTCCATCAACAAATCATCTGCTGCTTTTTGTGTAATCTTATCACCAAGTTTAAATGGTGATCCATCTTTTTTACGGGTAGTTCCCCAACCAATTGTGATTGGTAAGTTTCCAGACAGTGGGTCTGGATATGCTGCCAGGTGGCAACCCTCAAATTCCTTAATTAATTTCAATCCAGAAGCAGGGAAATCATCCTTGCTTGCTGTAGGTGCTACAGGAGGTTTTGCAGGTTCCCAAGCAGGAACTGGTGCAGGAGGAGCTACAGCAACTGGTGCTACTGTAGCACTAGTCTTTTTTCCTCTATAAATCTCCGCCCAATCAGCGTTATCCTCAAGATACTTGACTGGTAGATTATCTTCTAACCATTGAATTCCTTTGACGTGGTTAGGGTTCTTCTCATCATAGAATTGAAAGAAGTTATGTAGATCAACTTTTGCCATTGTTTGTTCTCCTTAAATTAAGTTTAATAATCAATCGAAAATGCGACCCCAACCATCCTTGCCACCTGGGCACCAACGATGCTTGAGAACTGCTTTGGTATAAACGGTTTTCTTGCCGTTTGTAACTGGACCAGTGTAGTTATCATTCAATGAACCATATGGGTCATTGACATAATATCCTTTACCGTCAGGTGTCGTACCGATTACAACACACATATGCCCACCAGTAGGTGCAGATAAAGAACCCCTATGAAGGATACCAATAACAACAGGTTTCCCAGCAGCAAGACTTTTATCAATGTCAGAGAAAGACAGATTGTAACTAAAGTGTGAATCCACACCGTAACCTTTGAGAACTTTTGTTTGGACGGCATGATCCGTTGTATCACCGATGGCAAATACTTTCTTAACATACTCGTCATCACCTTTGATACTACCTGGTTTTAGAAATGCCAGGCACATAGCACAGGAAGAGCTGTTACAAGTTCTTTGTGCGTCTCTGTAGTTATCTACTTGATTAAAATAAGGAACTGCTAAGACTGCTGGTTGTGGTGGTTTGGTTCTAAAGATACCAACCCAATCTCCCTCAGCATCATCAAGATACTCTGCGGGTAGGTTATCTTCTAACCATTGAACTGCTGCCACATGGTTAGAATTCTTTTCGTCGTAATATTTAAAAAAATTGTGAAGATCCAAGGTCATTTTATATTCCCTAACACTGAGAGTATTTATAAAAAAACCTCCATTAAAGGAGGGTTAATATTTAATTTTTTTTATTTGAAAGTTTCAATACAGTTAATAGTATTGCTGATATGAATACTCCACAGAATATTGCGATAATATCAGAAGTCAAAATACTCCAGGAAGTATTTGCCCAGTCGTCAAGTAAGTGCCCACGGCAATTACAAATCCAAGCATGGCCAGGCGTCCGTTAAGAATTTCTGCCTCAGGTGTGAATCCGAATTTCATTTTGTTTCTCCTTAATAAGTGTTGGAAAGTTGATTGATAGAGTATGCAAGAAGCACAAGAAAAGCAATAATCGTTACAGTAAAAATAAGTTCACTCATCAGATTACACCAAAGAAGAGGTGTCCTGTGAGTGCATAAGAAATAACTGCGGCGAAGAATCCCAGCATTGCGAATTTTCCGTTGAGTTTTTCTGCCCTCTCTGCATAAGTCTCAAGTGCATAACGCTCTGCATCAGTTGGAGACACATACATTTCAGGTTCCTTTGCGAACAAGTTTTGTTGTCCACGTTCATTAGTCGTAACGGTCATCGTAGTTTTATTAAGAACTATGTCATTATATAGGAAATCAAAAGAAAAGTCAAGGAGGACCTTGACTTAACTCTGTTAGGTTTTACTGCCCAATACGCTTTACGGCAATTCTTGATTTGTTGAGAATGCTTCCTGCAAGAGGAACATATCCCAAGTCATCAGCAAGCAACTGTGCCTTAGAACTCAGAGCATAATTGAGTGCCTTTTGAATGTCACCAGTCTTTGCACCATTTCCAGTCTTATAGGCAAGAATCCAAGTCAGAGTGGAGATAGGATATGCACCAGAGGTAGAAGGATTGGGATTTTCTCCTGCAAGGTTACTATCAAGAGTAATACCATTCAGAGCAATAGCACCAGACTTGGCAGTGGGAAGAACAAACTGTCCTGCCTTATTTTGAATTGCCGCTGCCTGAAGTTTATTTGCTTTTACAAATCCAGTATTCACATAACCAATAGAACCAGGAGTGGTCTTAACAATACCAGAAACACCTTCGTTTCCTTTACCACCAATACCAACAGGCCATTTTACTGACTTACCTTCACCAACTTCACTCTTCCACTGAGGAGAGAATGTAGAAAGAGAATTAGTAAATGCGAAAGTGGTTCCAGAACCATCAGAGCGGTGTGCAACACGAACGGGACCAGCAGCACAACCAAGTTGATTCCAATCTTTGATAGTTCCCAAGAAAATGTCTGCAACCTGCTTCTGAGTGAGTTTCAGAGTACATCCAGGTTTGTTATAAGCAACGGCAATTGTTCCACCAACCATCGGAATTTGAACCACACCACGCTTTACCTTAGCAATTTCGGATGCCTTGATAGGTTCATCAGTTGCACCGAAATCAACGGTTCCTGCAATATATTGACGAACACCGGAACCAGAACCAACTGACTGATAATTCACACGATTACCAGTCGCAGTAGCATAATCTTGGAACCATCGTTGATAGATGGGTGCTGGGAAGGTTGCACCTGCACCATTTAGAGTTGGTCCAGCAATTACGGCAACGGGAGCAGCAACCAGACCAATAGCAATAAGATTTTTGAGTTTCATAAAAAGTGAATAACTACAAAGTAATTGTAATATAAGAAAGAACTAAAGTCCACTAAGATTAGGTTAAGACAAAAAAACCACCCTTTTGGGGGGGTGGTTTCACTCATATTATGAGTTGTTTATCAGAACCTAAATGTGGTCTGAATCACACCACCATAGTTTGAAGAGGCATTCTTCAGACCTTGATTGTTGGACACATAGAACACCGATGGGGTGATAGTGATGTTGTTACTCACACGGTAACGATAGAAAGCTTCCCACATCAGAGCATCCTCAGATAAAGTTTCAGCATTTCCTGGTTGACCAATAGCAAAACCAGCAGAGTTACCTTTAGCAAATACATCCGACCATTGAAGACCAGCAAACCAAGTCTTGGAGTTGGTGGCAGCATTAGGAGTTGCGTTACCAGAAGCATTAGTGCTTACA